GATGCTATGCCAAGAATGGCAATCATTGAGAACATGACAAATACTATACAATCACTAACTAAGTTGATTATATCAGTTAAGATATTATCTTTCTTTCTTCCGTATCTTTTATAGTCTACCATGATACTTATTCTCCTGTTTGTTAAATAAATTTTTGAATGAACCATTTTTTATAGAAATGGTAACTACCTACTATCCATTCTTTGTAAGAGAGCCATTCTGTTGCCAAGTTGCTCTCATCGAAAACTCCGAATCTGATTCAAGTGTGGTGACACGTCATCTGCCCACGTTACCCATAAAACGCTCACATTGTGAACGAGATACAGAGTAATATAGGACATGAGATGTGCCAGTGACTAGTACCAACCATACTCCGTTGGCTATGTCTTTGGTTAAACTCAATGTGTTGTCCTCCAGTTTGAGTGTAAAAGATTTGTTTATTCTAGTTAAATAGGGATTCTGTTGCCAAGCTCCCATACAGCTCCGATTCTATCAGTTTGGTCTATTCATTAAAGTAAAGCGAATGCCCCCGTTTCAGGGGGCAAAGCTCTTAGACCTTGGTCTTGTCCATAGCTAACACGCACTCGGTCATAGACTCGGAGAGAGTGATAGACTTACCAATGGTTGTGCCACCATCACGTAAGAAGTAGGCTTTCTTACTCTTTACTTCGTAACGAGCAGCAAACCATTGAACTTGCTTACAATCTTGAGGGTTTGAACCATCTCTAGATGCACTAACATTAGCATTGACTAAACCTTTGATAAAGAAATTGATTACTTGCATAAGTAAACTCCATTAGTTAAGTTGAATGAATCATAACGAAAAATGAATAAATCAAAATCCGTTTTTAAGGGTATGGGGTGTGAATATAGTGTGTCCCGCATTTGCCCCCTATTTTTTCGGAAAATTTATTTTTCTCACTTTTTTTCTTGATTGAAACTTGACAATGTTTTAGCTTTCAGGGTGCGCGGGTGGGAAAAGAGAAAGAGATGAATAATACTTAATATATATAATATACAGTAGTACGGAGGAGACAGGAAGTGACTGACAATGAAGCTGCATTCATCAAAGGTTTATTGGAGATGGAAATGGAGGGTCTTTCGCTTAAAGAAAAAACTAAAGTCAGGATGGCTTTTCATAAAAATAAAATTACTTTTGAAAATCTCCAACCGTGCCTAGACAAAATAGCCAAGTGGCAATCCCAAAAATTATAATTTTTTTTCTTGATAAATAACGTGGGCATATCTACATTCCACAATGGCTGACCTGATACTTAATTTAAAAGATAAGTCGTATGAAGAGCTAGTGGAGGCTTTACGAATTATGTCTTCTGACGAAGATAAGGTGTCATTTATCGATATTGATGGGTCAGCTTATATGATACCAAAGAAAGTACTCCAGCTAATAGACTCTCTTGCGTCTGAAAACGAGAGGCTAAAAGACGAGGGTAATGGATTATAGGGAAATAAAAGGGGTAAAGCATTTTGTATATGATAGTGTTGATGAGTTTAAAAAACAAAAAAAGGGATTAAATCCAAAGCATTGGAAAGATAATCCAAGTGAAGGCGACTGGGTAGTTGCAGATGATGGAGGAGTCGTTGAAATACTAAAACACAATAAAATATCCCATCCTAACGATAGAAAGAATTACAAAGCTCATAAAGGGTATGTAAGAACTGTCGTTGGTACATTCTTATTGAATGATAATACTGAGATGGATACAAATTTTGATTTACATCCAAATAGGTATACATTTTCAAAAAATTTAAAACAGGCGAATAGTAATTTTAAAAAAAGAAAAAATATTACAAAAAAAGAGAAGTTATTTGCTACTGAAGTGATAGTGGGTAAGGATGCTGTTAGCGCAGTTCAAAATGTATACAAAGAGAAAGACTTTAACAAGGCTAAGAAAAAGGCTGTATTACTATTAAAACAGGAACGTATTATGAATGAAGTTGAAAAAGGAGTCGTGGATATTGCAAAAGGACTAGGGATTGACCACGAATATGTATTACGAAGACTTAAATCATTAGCAGACACAGGTGAGGATGACAATGTTGTACTCCAATCTTTAAAAGAATTGGGTAAGATTATTGGTACTTCTACACCTACCACTAAAAAAGATGTTGGTGTGGTTGGATTATTTCAAGGGTTTTCCCCTAAACAACTACAACAAGCAGAAAGACCTGAACTAATAGAGGGAAAGGAAAAGAAAAATGATGTGTCCTAATTGTAGTTCTAATAAATATAAAAAAAATGGTCATCGTAGAGGCTTACAACGATATAAGTGTAATGAATGTAAAAAAGAATGGTCAGATTCTCGTTCAGAAGAGCCATTAAGCAATATAAACTCTAGTACAGCTACAGAGGAACTTAATTATAAATACATAACTGACAATGTAGTAGCTAAAAAACCACCTACATTAAAAAGCTTATTAGAGAAGTTTGATGTATCTGAAGATGAATGGAAAGTTACTAATTTTAAAGTAAATCAATGGGATGTATCTGCTAAAGAAGAAATAGATGGTAGGATTGTTTGGAATACCCATACTAACTATCAAGCTAATGCAACTCTAGTTAGAAAAATACCTATTGTATGTGATTTCCCATCTGTTCAAGGAGCAAAGGTATCTCCATTAAAATTCAATGTTAAAATACCAAAAAGGAAACTAAAGATAGATGTAATCTTACCTGATTCACAATGTGGCTATAAAAGAGATTTAAATACAGGGGAATTAACTCCACTTCATGATTTGAGGGCAATCTCTATCGCTACTGAAATAATTAAAGATATAAAGCCTGATAGGATTATAATGTTAGGTGATATGCTTGATTTACCTGATTGGTCTACGCATTTTGTACGCTCTCCTGAATTTTATTTTACTACACAACCTAGTTTGGACTATGTAGCATCTTGGATTTCAGATTTAAGACCATATTGTGATGAGATGGTTTACATAGAGGGTAATCACGAGAAAAGGATGATTGATAGTATTGTGCAAAACACAATTCAAGCGTATGGTATAAAACCTGCGAATGAACCAAAATCTGCACCTATAATATCAGTACCTTATCTATTAGGACTAGATAAACTAGATGTTCAGTATGTAGGTAATTATCCTCATGGTGAGTTCTACATTAATAATAACCTTGTATGTATTCATGGTAATAAAGTCGGTGCGAAAAGTGGTCAAAGTGTTATGAAGTTATTAGACTCTCCAAGAATTAGTATAATTCAAGGTCATGTCCATAGATTAGAGATGGCTCATAAAACTGTATGGACACATGGAAATCCTAAAATATATCAAGCTATATCTTGTGGAACTCTTTGTAGAATAGATGGAGTTGTCCCAGGTGGAGGTACTAGGTATAACTGGCAACAAGGTGTAGGTATTGTAGAGTATACAGATGAAGATTTTCAGATAGATACTATTGGTATTTACGAAGGTAAATCTATTTTTAGAGGAAAACAATATAATGGGTAAAGATAAAAAGTGGACTTTAGTTCAAGGGAAAAAACATCCTGAAGATGAAATATTGCTATACTATAATAATCCAGTTTCATTTGAAGACTTAGGAAATATGTGTAGATTCTTTATGATTAATGAAGATAAGATATATCCTCCCCCAAGATTTAAAGGAGCAGAGATGTTTAAAGAATATATTAAAGAAGTTCTTGACACTAGGAAACTACCAAATAAAGATAAATTTAAATTAAACAATGGCTAATATTAATAAACAAAATGTTAATGAAGCAGAAAAAGTATTAGAATTAGCAAGAACAGACCTCATATCATTTGGCAAACTATTTCTTCCTGGAGATTTTGGTAAATCAGAGTCACCTCCATTTCATTATCAAATAGGTGATGCCTTATTAGAACCTACGACTAAATCTCTAGCGTTAATCCTACCTAGAGGTAGTGGTAAGACTCAATTATTCAAAACCTTCTTAATGCAAAAAATATTGTTTAAGAAGAAAGATGAATTAATGTTTATTGCTTGGGTATCTGATAATCATAGGAAATCTATATTAAATCTTCAATATATTAAACAACACTTTTCTAGTAATGAGTTATTACAATATTATTTTGGGAATGTCGTAGGAGATAAATGGACTGAAACAGACATAGTAACTTCAACCGGGGCTAAGTTGATAAGCCGTTCCAACCTTTCTAGTGTAAGAGGTGAGAACTACTTAGGTAAGCGTTATGATATAGTAGCACTTGATGATACAGAGAGTGAAACAAACACTGTTACCCAAGATGCTAGAGAGAAGATTAAGAATATTGTCTATAATGGTGTTAAACCTGCTCTTGATTTACATACAGGTAGATTAATATTCGCAGGAACTCCTGTTCACTTTGATAGCTT